TTACCGACCGCTCCAGAAGCCGGATGATGGCATCTGCTTCACTGAGCAGCGTGGCCTTGCGTTGCTCTGTCTGTTGACTTCCTCTGACGAATACTCGCGTTTCCTCACCTGACCGTCCAGATACATCCACTGCCCCGAATCGTCTGCCCGGCGGTTCGCCGTTATATCTGCCACCTCAACAACACTTAATCCCGCCGGATTAAGCGTTGAGGCATCCCGGGTGATGGCAACGATAATATTGTTTTCATCGTAAGCCATCTTTATTGTGTCTTTCTGAAAGTTACTCACTTCTTCATACCAGTTTCTTCCGTCCTCTGAAAACAACCAGATAACATCAAAATTTTTTGTCAGTTGATACTGAGCAACGGTTTTGGGATTACCTGCTGTAATATTTTTTAAGTGCTGCATTACTTATACCTGCGATACGTTAAACCATGTGCCGTTTATGTATTTTTGCACCGGCCGGTAAACCGCTGAGTTATCGCCATCAGCATCCCCGACAAGACAAAGCCCCGTAATGACATGGCCGGATTTCTCATACGTCACGCCTTTTTGCATGCCCTGAACAACACGCGTACCCAGCCGGATATCCCTGACATAGCGGATATCAAAATTACTGTAATCGGAAGGATTAACGCGCCCGGACACATTCAGCCCTTTACTGACCTGAATGCTGCCGTTTGTAAAGCGCATTACACGTGCGTTACCGGCGTAAACATCAAGACTACCGTCGCCGTTTTGTTTCAGGCCTGTGTCGCCCCTCCCCAGCGCAAGTGAATGGCCGCCCAGCGTATTCTGTGCACCGATACCCACCGCGCCATCCAGGGTCCCGCCCGTTGTCGTGAACAGACGCTCCCAGTCCGCCTCAAAGCCATAGCCATCACGGGCGGAGCGGTAAAATATCCCGCCATTCCGGTAATTCACCCGAAACTGGACCGCAGGGCAGCTGCCTTCCCCTGTATTAAAATGAAGAATTAAGGATGATGCGCCACCATCCTGTGCACAATAAGCGCCACTGTCCAGGTTCCAGGCGACGGCATCTGTATCGGCGAGCGTTTCCCCGGTTTTTCCCAGCGCAAAGGCCGGTGGCTTGTTTTTCGTGTTGTAGTCACGACGCCAGCCAGGGGAATAACCATCACCATGATTAATATAGGTAAACTGCGCATTCGCCGTTCCACTTCCGCTGGATGTTGTCGGTGTGGTTATGCGGATCGTCATCGCTGACTTTATCCCCATCACCTCAATGACAGCGCCGGCGAGATGAATATTTCCGCAGCCCGTATCCGTGATGATTTTATTATTACCGTAAGACCAGGAGCCCTTGCACATCCAGTATGGGTGGTTAAATGCGCCCTGAGACTCCAGCCACCCGATAAACTGTGCGGTCGTCCAGTCTCCTGTCGTTGTGCTTACGGCCCCACCGAAGGCACGGCAGGCACCAATATTTTTCGTAAAGGTGTCTTTGTCGGGGACATCCGCACCGTTCTTATCTTTCTGCAGTCGTTTCTCAGCATTCTCACAGGCGGCTTTTACGGCCTTTGGTGTCGCGGCAAGTGTTTCAGATGTACTGTTGGTTGCACTGCTGAGCTGGACTATCCCCTTTTTCGTCGTGCTCGCATCCTCAAGCGCCACGGCAGACGCAATATCCTCCGCCCGTTTTGCCGCAGTCTCGGCGCGCGTTGCCGCAGATTCTGCCGTACTTTTGCTCTGAGCTGCCGCTGTCGCACTGCCAGCTGCCTCTGTCGCCTGCGCGGATGCCGTCGTGGCGCTGCCCTTCGCTGCTGACGCCTGTCTGGCCGCCTCATCTTTTGAAGCAGACGCCGATGATGCCGATGATGCCGCCGAACTGGCGGACGATGCGGCAGCCGTTTCTGAAGATTCTGCACGGGTTTCCGACGCTTTCGCGTTCGTCTCGGATGTCCTCGCAGCGGAAGCAGACCTCGCTGCTGCAGTGGCCTGTTCAGTGGCTTCGCCAGCCTTCGTTGTGGCTGCTGAAGCGGACGATGCGGCGCTTTCTGCCGATTTTCCGGCGGCGGTGGCACTGGCTGAGGCCTCCTCCGCTTTAACTGATGCCTCACGGGACGATGATGCAGCGGCAGTTTCTGAGCCTGCTGCTGCGGAGGCACTCTGTTCCGCTGCCGTTTCAGAAGACCTGGCGTTCGTCTCAGACGTCTTTGCCGCCTTCGCGGAATTTCCTGCCGCCGTTGCCGAGGAAGCTGCGCTACCGGCGCTCGAGGCTGCGCTCGTTTCTGATGATTTTGCCGCCTCTTTTGAGGCCGCCGCATCCCTGGCTGACGTGGCAGCTTCTGACGCTTTCGTGGTCGCGGTGGATGCAGACGTGGCGGCTGATTGTTGTGACGCTGCCGCATTCGTTTCTGACGTTTTCGCGGCACCGGCACTGGTGGCCGCCGCGCTTTTTGAGGACTCTGCAGCGGCAGCACTTTTTGATGCCTCAGCGGCCTTTGCTGAGGCTGTTTCTGCGCCGGAAGATGCTTCCTGTGCTGACGTCGCAGCCTGTCCGGCGGACGTGCTGGCGGCGCGTGCTGAGCCTGCAGCATCAGTCGCATGGGTTGCCGCCTCACGGGCAGATGTTCCGGCATCGCCGGCTGACTTCTTCGCGGCTGCCGTGTTCTGTGCCACTGCGGACGCGTTACGTGCCACCTCTTCCACCATCAGTTCAAAACGGCGCAGTGCCTCCGGACGGGCATCATCCTCCGTCATGGCACCGAGAAAATCATTCAGCGTCCCCGGCTCAGAATCTTCATACACGGTGATGGTGCCGGCATGTGAAGGCGGAAAACCGTCAACCAGCAGGATGACACCGTACTGGCCGTACTCAACGTCCATACTGTAACGCCCGGCTTCATCCGGATTTTCTGAGGCCACCGTGTTCACCACCACCGTGGTACTGTTACGTTTTGCTTTCAGCTGAATGGTGCAGTTCTGTACCGGTTTACCTGCACCGTCTTTCAGCACGCCTGAAATCTTTACTGCCATATTCGTTCCACAAATAAAAAAGGTGCCATTTCTGGCACCCGGTCTGGTTTCTGAACATTCAGCTGATACTGATACCGGCTGTGGATTTCTTCATCACCACAACCAGCAAATCGCTGATGCTTGCCGTGGGATACCAGTCATTCACCAGCCACGCTGATACCGAAAACTCCAGCGTCATGTGACCGCGACCCGCTGGCATATCAATCACACCGGTATAAATCAGCGTATTATCCAGCGCGGTACGGTTATAAATTTCAGCACCGTTTTTCCGCACTATCAGACGGCATGATGAATAAATGTCATTATGCTCTCTCTCATGTCTGGCACCGCTGAATGCCACCGCCGGAATGACAATTTGCCGGTCAAAAGGCTGATCGTCATAAACCCTGACGGTAATGGTCCCTGATGGCCACCGCTCCGGTGCCCGGGAGTCACGGGGGAAAGCCTTACCCACCGTTTTAACAATATCGCCTTCAATCTGATTAGCTGACAGTTTCCCCAGAATCTGACAGTTCTCATTAATCGTGACATTATTGAGCGTCCCGGCGTTCGCATTCACACTGCCACTGATATCCGCATTTTTAGCCGTCAGCTTTCCGTCCGGTGTCAGGGAAAAGGCCGGGGGATTGCCGCCGCTGGTAATGGTGGGGGCCGTCAGGCGCTTCAGGAACACGTCGTTCATGAATATCTGATCGCCCTGACCAACAAACATCGGTTTTGTGTTGCCATTCGCAGGATTAACCATCGCAATCCTGTCCGCCGCCAGCAGCACCTGACTCTGCATGCCGTCAGGGGTGTTCTCAATACCGGCACCAATACCCGCGATATAAAGGCGTCCGTCCTGCATCTGCTGCAGCTTCACAGCCCACATGCTGTTCAGGTTATTATTTGTATCAACCTGAACCTTCTGTATCTGCTGAATTGCCGCACTCTGGTCTTCCAGTTTCTTATTGACGGTCTGTGTGATTTCATTGCTGACATCCGTAATGGACGTCCTGATTTCAGCCAGATCAGGCGCCAGCTGACCGTTATCAATCTGCGTCCACAGCTCCTGAGCCAGATGGGTTTTTCCTATCTCGCCTTTGAAAAAATCCAGATAGCCGGATGCATCATCACTCGGCTGACCAACAGCCTCCACGAATGCCGATTTGCCAACGGTGTTCACACTGCGAACGTAAAAATAATAATCATGGCCCGGCCTGATATTGATACTGGCAGCTATCCAGTACAGCGCCGTGCCAAGATAGCGGGCTGTGGTTTCAACCTGCCTGATATCCGCAATCCGTTTTTCCGAGAACCAGAAATCAAACTGCACCGTCGGGTCATATACAGCCAGTTTCGGGACCGCCGTTATCTGAAAATACCCCGGTGTCAGCTCAATCCGCGACGGTGCTTCCGGTGCGGCAATCCGGAACGATACCGACGCTGGGTCTCCCTGCTGCCCCCAGGCATTTACTGCCCGGACTGTCAGCCTGTAGTTCCCCAGCGCCAGTTGCGTGAAGCGGTATGTGGTTTCCGCCGTCCGGGCCGTGCTGACCAGCCGCTCACTGCCTTCATCCGCGGCCACGGTCAGGCGAAGCATAAAGCTCACGCCCTTCACCACCTTCGGCGTGTCCCAGCGCGCCAGCACCTGATATTCCCCGCTGTCTGCGGTGACTTCTGCGGTCAGGTGCTGCACCGCGGGCGGCGTGACACCATTCACCGTGCCGCTCTGGTCGCCGTCAAAGTGCGCACCGTTATCCACGATGGCCTCTTTTTCCGGTACATGCTGCACGGCGGTGATGGCATACGTGCCGTCATCGTTCTCACGGATACTCACGCAGCGGAACAGGCGCTGGCGCAGCGTCGGCAGCTTCAGCCCCCATACGCTGTATCCGGCAACGCCGTCAGGAACACGGCTCACTTTTACCTTCACGCCGTCGGTGACGGACTGGACCTCCACGCTGACCGGATTGCCACTTCCGTCAACCAGGCTTATCAGCGTGGTACCGGAGGATGGCAGCGTGATTTCACGGTCGAGCGTCAGCGTCCGGGTCTGGCTGTTCACCGCCAGCACGCGACCACCGGTGCTGATACCGGCATAGTCATCATCGCAGATTTCAATGACATCGCCCGGTACATGGCGAAGCCCTTCAGCACCCACGCTGAAATCCACGGTCTGCGTCTCCAGCAGTTCCGTTTTAATCAGCCACAGCCCGGCGCGGTGTGCCTGCCCCCGGCTGGTACAGCCAAAGGCATCCATCTTCGTGACGTTACGACCGTAACGGGCAATGGCCTGCGTGTCCTCCACAAGCTCTGTCGCCGTCTCCCAGCCGTTATTCGGGTCAATCCAGTTCACCTCAACGGCATTATGACGGTCCTTCAGGGCGCTGAAGCTGTAGCGGAACGGCGCGCCATCATCCGGCATCACCACATTACTGCGGTTATAGGTCCACACCTTATCCGATGGCCGGTCCTGCACGAACGTCAGCGTCTGCCCGTTCCATACCGGCATACAGCGCATCGCCGAGCAGAAATCACTGAGCACATCCCACGCCTTGCGCTGCGTGGTCAGCCAGGCATTACAGGTGATGCGCGGCTCCGTGCCACCAAAGCCATCCGGCACCGACTGGTCGCAATTCTGGCCGATGACATACAGCGCCCATTTGTCCACATCCGCCGCACCGAGACGC